ACTCCGCATTTATTGATCTAATCAATCAAGAGATGCGAACACCACATCCGCAGCAACCCAATCTTCCGATGGCTGCGGATCCGAGATTAGATCTCACTCCCTTCCTTTACCGAACTCTCGAAAGCCTACAAAAAGAGGTAACCTATGCAGGCCGATACCGCAGCGCCGATCCAATCGGTACCCCAAGTATCCCAGACCCAGCCGATCAGCTACGCGGCTCCGGTAGCACAGACGGCGGCTCAGGCCCCGGCGGTGGCAACGTCTCCCCAATGGGTGGCGCCTTACCAGCAAGCGGTGGCCCCAGCCCCGCAAATGCAGGCCCAGATGGGGGTCAGCAACTACCAATCCAGCCCTACACCGTACTACCACCAGGAATCCCTGGCGCCCCAACAAACAGCACCACAATCGGAGAACCCTTACAAGGAGGCATTCAACCGGGTAGTGGGGCTCCTGAGTTCGCCCGTCCAATTCCCGTTCCAGGGTCAACAATCGAGCGCGAACCAACAAGTCGCACCGGTCAACTACAATTCCCAACCGGTTCCCCAGTACAACAACGCGGGGATGCCGACCTCTATGCCTGGGATCAACAACAACCAGGCTTACTCCAACGGTTATTCCCAAACTTCGCAGGAAATCAGCCCGGACCAACTCCGCGCAAGCGGGGTAAGCGAAGCTAGTCTTCAGGTCATTGATCACTTCGGTGCTGACGTGCCAGCTATTCTCAATAGCTACGCGTGTCAGTTAGAAGATGCTCTGATTGCTACCAACCAGCAGCTCACTGAGGCTGTTGGTCTGCTCCAGGAACTCTCTAACGAGCACCGCTCCTATGAGACCATCCTGACCGATCCGGACGTCCTGGCTGACTACACTTGTGAGTTTTTCGGTGAAAATGGCCCCTATCCGGTGCCCGATGAAGAAATTGGTTACAGCCGTGCCCCTCAAGCCGTTGGTCAACAGTTCCAGCGTCCTGTGGCTCCTCAGCGTCCTGAAATGCCTGCTCCCCCGCAGCCCCAAGTTCAGGGCAACCCCGCTGACTTCTGGAACGGTTTTGGTGCTCTGGCCGAACGTGATCCTTCCAATGCCTGGCGCTATCTGAACATGGCATCTCCCGATGCTTTCCGTCAGAAGCTGATGGTGATGGAGTGATACTCGGATTGTTGATATAATCCGTTTATTAGAAAACATAGTAACTGTAAAATAAGGGGTAGCAATAGCTGCCCCGTTTTTGTTTCTAAAAAAATGGCATCAAAAAAAGCCAGTGTGGGTGCCAGGACGCAACAGTTCTTGGCCAGTATTGGCACAGCTGGCGGACCAATTGGCTCACCTTCATTGGTTGGTTTTGGTGGTTACGATCTTGCACAGCAGGTTCAAGCAGGTAACACAGATCATTTTGCTGCTGTGCGAATGATGAGTGACGGAACCGGTGTTGGTGATCCTCGTGCTCCGCAACCTCCAATGGCACAAAACCTGGATGCTGCCTACCTAAAGTTAAACCTTCCAGGATCTCCGTTGCCACAACATGGTTTGTTTACAGATCGTAATGTTAAAGCAACAGAAATTACACAAGATCAGATGCTCGCCAGTGAGCAAATGATGATGTCACAAATGATGCCGATGCGTGGACAACTTCCCATGGGTATTATGCCTCCCGTTCCCCAAAAGAAAGGTAACCGCTGATGGACAAAGCAAAAGCAAAAAAAGCAGTTAGCAAATCAAAAGGTCGTAAAAAAACTGCGCAACAGGAAGATCCAGCAGCAGCCCTTGGCATGATGAGTGCTACCGCTGGAATTAACCCTGAAGTTCAAGCTTCTTCCATCTCACTGCAACCAGCAGACGGTTACATCAATCCTTATCGAGCAACCGGTACAATGGCTCCAACGTCATATACAGCAGGTAATATGCTTGCCGGTCACAATGCTCCGCATATGGTCAACTACTGAACTTAAATAATCTGGATTGATAAAGGGTTGCTATAATTTTTTCAATGGGACGGAAGTTCCAGGCAAGCAGCGGTTACGGGAAACCGGAAACTACTGTACCCAAGGATCCTCCAGATCCTGGTTTCAGCTAAAACTTACGCTGAATTACCAACATGTTTATCGATAGCTAACTCAGATCCTGATAGGTTTTTCCTTTTAAGATTTGATAAATGGCCAAGTGATTGCAGTTAAAGTAAGCAGCAATTTTTCTATAAGAAAGACCGTCTGATCTCATTTCTTTAATCTGCACAATGTCATCCTCCGAAAACTTTCTTAATGTTTTCTTTGGCCTACCTTTACTGGCGTAACCATTTTTAGAGTAGCACCCAGCTTTTAACGCCCTATCGTAATTCTCTCTTTTTGTAACAACTTCAAGGTTTTCAAGAGAATTGTTTCTTTTGTTTCCGTCTTTGTGATCAACTTGAAGAGAAGCACTTCCGGTTCCGTGTAAAGCTAAATCTAAATCTAAAAATGTCACAGCCATAAGAACGTGTACATGGTGCCTTTCTTTCTTTTCATTTTTAAGAACAGAAACCCTGTCGTACATGCTTGATGAGCTGACCTTTAATTCAACAAAGTCTTCATTGATTTTTTGATAAGGAGTCCCAGAAAAGCTCAAGTAAAGGTTTTCAAATCCAGGAACAAGTTTTGGTTCCATGTTGTATAAAAACAACTTGATTCCAATCCTAACACGACTTAGCTGAGTAGTCAACGTTGTCGCCTGATCAGGCAACTGATCAGTGAAAACCGGGTGAATTCAGGGAAGCCCTAACGTCAAGTCGAGGGTAATCCTGAGCCAAGCCAACTAAGTACGTAGTTGGAAGGTGCAGAGACTAGGCGGTGAATGACGCTTCATTCGTAATACGCCATTAGCGCCCGGCACCCTTACAGGGTGAAGAGATAGTCCACCCCTTCAGGAGACTGGAGATCAGGAGAACGATTTTCCCAAGCTGTTGGGCGCGGAGCTGTACCGTCCCCACCCGGCTTATATTGTGGAAATGGCAGCCGAGCCTGTTGTTGTCCACGACTTCACTAAACAGCCTGGTCAAACTGTTCAGTTAGACCGGTACCGTTTCTGGGGCAACCCCGGCACCAAAACTCAGCGTGAGCGTACCCAAGACCAAACGATTGGTACGGCTAATAGCCGCTCCATCGTTAAGGACAAAGTGCTCGTCTCTCTGCGTGAGTACACTGGTCCTGCCGACCCGAACAACTCCAACCTCCCGAGCACTTTCAAAATTGCTCGTGAGACTCTGATGACCGCTCAGCGTCTGCTGCTGGACACCGGGAACCTTAACATGTTCCACCAGTCCATCGGTTCGCTGACCCTGCTAGACGACTATCGCCGCTGGCGCGATCGTGTGTTCCTTGATGAGTTTTCGAAATCGGAAGCTCGTGGTGCCTCTTCTGACACCCAAGGTGGTTACTACTACCCCAACGGTAAGATCAAGACTGGCTCTACCACGCTGACTGCTTATTCCGCTACAGAATACGCTTCTGAGCGTTATAAGTTCAACGTCAAAACTGACCTTCTGGAAGTTGTCAAGCAACTCCGCAAGCGCAATGTGCCTGTCTTTGCTGACGGTTACTACCGCTGTATTGCTGATCCCTCTTTCATGAAGGATCTGCGTGCTGACCAAGGTTTCCGTGAAGTGGCTCGTTACCCTGGCATGGGCCAGCCTAACCCCCTTATGGGTGCCATGGCTCCCAACGCCTCCATCTATGGCGGCGGTCAGTACGGCCAAGCTCAATTCGTGGCTGGTGAACCGATCATGCCTTCTGGCTTTGTCTTTGAAGGCGTACGTTTCTTCGAGTCCACCAACTTTGCTGACAAGTCCATCACTGTGGACACTGGCGACGGTCTCGGCGCTGTGTCTCACAACACTCCTCCTGCTCTGTTCTTCGGTCCTCAGGCCGTTGGCGTGGGCATCGGTGGCCCCAACGCTCAGGTTCTCATCAACAACAACGATGACTTCAGCCGCTTTATCATCTTGATTTGGCAGCTGTACGCTGGCTTTGCCAACCTGAACAAGGACTTCGTCACCGCAGCTTTCACCATCGTTTGAGGAGGTAACTAACAATGGCTACTTATAAATCAAACGCTGGTGCAATTCTGCAACCAGGCAACCAGGTTAACCGCCTCTCTGGTTACAACGGCGAGGGTGTGTTTGGTTGGCCAGGTGTTGAAGCTTACGAAACTATTGGTTACGTCAGGATCAGCAACCTTGCTGCTGACAAAGCTAACTTCAAGAGCTTTGACATCACCGTGCCTTCCCCGGATCGTCGTCCTGACGACCGTGTGCGCGACAACCGCACCTCTCTCGTGGTGCCAGCTTCTTCAGCTCGTCCTACCTACGTTGTGGGTGCGTCGATCGCGGTGGCCCAAGACTACACAGTTACTGGTTTCCCCGCTGATCCTGTGACTGCCAACATTGGTGGTACCACTTCCGAGCTGCTGGTTCTTGGTCCTAACAACGCTGGCGTACCTTTTGGTATTCCTGCTACTCAGCTGAACGGTCTTGCCGCTGCTACATCAAGCATCACTGCTGCCAGCTCCCTGTTTACTCAGGGCCTGTCTGGCGTTACGGCTGCTGGTCTTCCCTTCCCGTCCAGCGTTACTAGCACAATTGTTGCTGGCGACCTTGCCAACAGCATGATGTACAAAGTAACTTCGGACACCACCTTCAAGGTGTTCAACACCACTGCCATCACCTCCACAACGGTAAATGGCGCCGGTATCTTCATCAGCCAAACTGATTTTGATGCTGGACGTGCAGGCTACCTTGTGTGTCGCGTGAACTACATTCGTCCTCAAGCCGCCGTCTCCTGGCGCGACATTGAGGGTCTGATTGACTTTGCTTCCCAAGTGGGTGGCGACGACATCTGATCAGTAGCGCAACAAGGTTAATGTTGGTATTGTATTGGTAGTTGTCACTCCTATGGAATGCTCTACCAATACAAACTGACTGGCGGACTCGTTGAAGTTGTTTCTAAACACGGAGACGGTGTCTTAATGTGTGTGGACTCTCAAGATGAGGTTATCTATGTCGAAGAAAACGACTTGACGCCTCATCTTGAAGCCACCAACGAAAAAATTCGGACGGAAGAACGTCTAACTGCTCAGCTTGAAGCTGAAGGCGTTCGTCCAGCCAAGCCAACAACACGGGAAACTTTCCCTCTTGATGTCCGCATCAATATCAACACAGCAACTGCACGTCAGATCGCAGACTCTCTCCCTGGCGTCGGACTTAAGACAGCCCGTGACATTAAAGACTTGCAAACGTCGTTGCCAGCTGAACGTTTCCAGAAGTTAGAGCAACTCCGATCAATTAAACGCGTCGATTGGGATGAGATTTTTAAAGAAAATCTTGTCCGCGTAGAGTGATAATTTGCGCGTGCTAGTGTGTTACTGGGTATAGCTATAGCCTGCGAT